AGTTGACCACATCATTCCTGTGACAAAAGGCGGTCATCCTTCAGACATCTCAAACCTTCAGCTGGCACACCGGTGCTGCAACCGTCAGAAATCTGACAAACTTTTAGATGTAAGACAAGTAAGTGAAGAAGTAGAGAAGCTGATCCCGAACAATCTTCTTGAACAACATTTTGATTGGAAAACGTATCGGGCCGGATAAAAAATGGGGGGCATGCCTCCCACCACCGCCCCTAGCTGCGGAAGCCGCCGCTGTCATTGCACAAAAAAACACACGGTAAGACGTATTTATGATAATTGCAGTAGATTTTGATGGAACATTAATGATAAAAGGGCAACCGAATCTCAGCTTGATTGGGATGCTAAAAGCGAATCAGAACAGGGGAAATGTGATAATCCTTTGGACATGCCGTGAAGGAAAGAGCTTGCGAGAAGCGCTTATGTTCTTAAACAAGCACGGCTTTCGGCCTAATTATGTTAATTGTAATTGTCCGCAAGGCATAAAAAAGATGGGACACGATTCCAGGAAGGTCTATGCGGATTTATATATTGATGATAAGAACCACATGAGGTGATAGAAGCATGGAAACATACAAAGGAATGCAGTACCTGAAAGACAGGTTGGCAACGAAAAAAATACGTGTGATCAAGAGATACACGTTTTATGAAATGAAGAATCATGTCAGAGATTTAGGCATCAGCACTCCGGATGAGCTGAGAGGATGGATGTCTGTACTTGGTTGGTGTGGCAAAGCTGTTGATAGTATTGCAGACCGGCTGTGCTTCAGAGAGTTTGCGAATGATGTGTATGGCATGAATGACATCTTTAATGCAAACAACAAGGATGTCCTGATTGATTCTGCAATTCTGGGGGCACTGATCAGTTCATGTGACTTTATCTATATCGCAGCAGATAAAGACGGCTTTCCGGTTATGAGAGTGATTGACGGAAGGCATGCAACAGGCATCATTGACCCACAGACCAACATGCTGAAAGAAGGCTATGCTGTTCTGGAGTTTGATGAGAATGATAATCCGATCATAGAAGCTTATTTCATTCCAGGTAACACGATGATTTATCAGAATGGCAGACTGGTTAATGTTGTACCGAACGCAGCACCTTATCCGCTTCTGGTTCCGATTATCAATAGGCCTGATTCAGTAAGGCCATTTGGTCGTTCCAGAATCAGCAGGGCTTGCATGGATCTGGTTGGAAGCGCTGTCCGGACTATTAAGCGTTCGGAGATCTCCGCAGAGTTTTATTCATTCCCGCAGAGATACGTGCTTGGAATGGATGAGAATGCAGAACAGATGGATAAATGGAGAGCAACAATGTCCAGCATGCTTCGGATAGACAAAGATGAAGATGGTGATCATCCTGTGGTTGGACAGTTCCAGCAGCAGAGCATGACACCGCACGTTGAGCATCTGAAAATGTTTGCTGGACTGTTTGCCGGAGAGACTGGTCTGACGCTTGATGATTTGGGATTTCCGAGTCAGAACCCGTCCAGTGCAGAAGCAATCAAGTCGAGCCATGAAACGCTCAGATTGACCGCCAGAAAAGCGCAGAAGACGTTTGGTGTTGGTCTGGTGAATGCTGGTTATCTTGCTTCCTGTGTCCGTGATAATTATCCGTACCTTCGGAGAGAGCTTGCGAATACTATTCCGAAGTGGGAACCGATATTTGAACCTGATGCTGCAATGATGTCGAGCATTGGCGATGGGGCAATCAAGATTAATCAGTCTATTCCTAATTACATTTCTGAAGACAAGCTTCGTGATCTTACAGGTATTTGATTATGGCTGGAATTGCAGAAGTAAAAGAATCATTACTAAAAGAATTTGAACAGGTTATGCGATCAGATCCGAGAGTCAGTGAGGTCTATAAGCTTCTGGAAGAAGGCGGAAAGCTTTCCCAGAAGACATCGTACAGGATGGCTGAAATGACAGCAGAAAATCTTGCGGATTGTTTCGTGAACCAGATTGTGATGGTTTATGACACCATTTCTGTTGAAGATGCGCTTGATGTGCTTCCGCCTTTGCTGCAGAAGAACCATGATTATGTGGCTGAATATGCGATGCAAGTCCAGAAACACATTGATGAAGCAATGGATATCGGCATTTTACCTGTTAAACCAGATTTTGATATGTCACGTGCGACAGGACTTGCGGAATCAATTGCGGGTGTGGATTTGAAAGCGACAGAAGAAACGCTTCGGCTTCGGATTGACAACTTTTCTAAGCATATTGTTGACGAATCACTCCGGAAGAACGCACAGGCTCGACAGAACATGGGCTTGGATATCAGGGTTGTTCGTGAATATGATGACAAGGGACTGCACAAGGGCAAGGACCCGTGTGTGTGGTGCTTACAGCGTGAAGGGACATGGACGTATAACGAAGCACAAGAACATGGTGTTTGGGAGCGCCACCCAGGATGTGGTTGCACCATTACATATATGACGCAAAAGGGAAACGTCCAGAGACTTAACAGTTTATCTGGTATGTGGGCCGAAATATAGGAGGTGGTGCTTTTGGGCTATTGCATCAAGTAGTCGTTATTCCGCACAGGAGGGAAAAAGATGGATACCAGAATCGGGAGACAATCCCCAACGGTGTCCGTAATTTTACCTTATAAAGCCACAAAAGGTGCAGAAGCAGTCGAATTATACAATGGCACAGAACGAAGCGTCCTGGAATGGCAAGAAGCGCTGACGTATGACATCATGGCTGTCAATGATGATGGGTATTGGGTCCATCAGAAGTTTGGGTATTCCATTCCACGAAGGAACGGCAAGTCGGAGATGGTTCTTGCAAGATGCTTATGGGGTCTGAAGAACGCAGAGCGCATCTTATACACCGCACATCGAGCAAGCACATCGCATGCAGTCTGGGAGCGTCTTGGAAGGCTATGTGAGAAGGCAGATATAGTTGTTGAATCATCATTCCGAGCATTCGGCAAAGAGCATTTATACTGCGAAGGCGGTGGCGTTATCGAGTTCCGGACCAGAACTTCCACAGGCGGTCTTGGTGAAGGATATGACTTGCTGATCATTGACGAAGCACAGGAATACACTCCAGAACAGGAAACAGCATTGAAGTATGTCGTTACTGATTCATTGAACCCGCAAACGATTATGCTTGGCACACCGCCAACAGCGATCAGTGCCGGAACGGTTTTCCCAAAATTTCGAAAACGTGTGTTGTCTGGAGATTCTTATGAGTCTGGATGGGCTGAGTGGTCAGTTCCGGAGATGTCGGCATGTGATGATGTAGATTTGTGGTATGAGACAAATCCATCATTAGGTACAGTGCTGAAAGAGCGCACGATTCGGTCGGAAATTGGTGACGATGTGACCGACTTTAACATCCAGCGCTTAGGGCTTTGGCTGAAATATAACCAGAAGAGTGCTATTTCCAGAAATGAATGGGAAGCGCTGAGTGTTGAAGAATTGCCAAAACTTACTGGCCAGTTGTTTGCCGGTGTCAAGTTCGGGCATGACGGGAACAATGTGTCCTTGTCTATCGCAGTTAAAACAACAGACGATAAGATTTTCGTGGAAGCATATGGTTGCAGACCGATAAAGGCCGGTGTTGCGTGGATCATTGATTTCATAGACAAAGCCGATGTTCGCAAGGTCGCTGTTGATGGCAAGAACGGCACAGGACTTCTGGAAGATGCCATGAAAAAGGCAAAGCTTGGAAAACCAGAGATTCCGAGTGTGGCACAGGTCATAAAAGCAAATGCTGAATTTGAGCAAGCGCTTGCACAAGGCACACTGATTCACATGGAACAGTCAGCGGTTACGCAAATCGTGAGCAATTGCGAAAAAAGATCGATTGGATCCGGTGGCGGGTTTGGATATCAATCCATTCTGGAAGGTGCTGATATTTCCATTCTGGATAGCATTGTGTTGGCGCATTGGATATGTGGCGAAACTAAGGAGAAGAGAATACAAAGAGTAGCGTACTAAAGGCATCCGATGAGGGTGCTTTTTTAGTGCATAAATTACGGGCCGCCGGTTAAACGAGAAAGGAACAAAAATGAGTGAATTTACAGTTATCGAAACACAGGAACAGTTGGACAAGGTGATTGGAGATCGTATTCGCAGAGCTGAAGCGAAGGCTGCAGAAAAGTATGCGGATTATGAAACCTTGAAGACACAGAATGCGGATTATGTAACGCAGATCTCACAGCTTCAGGAACAGCTTCAGAAGCAGACCGAAACGATCAACGGGAACCAGAGCATTGTCGATGATCTGAAAGCACAGGTGCAAAATTACGAGTCGTCCTCGCTAAAAACGAAAGTTGCGCTTGAGATGGGTCTTCCCTATCAGATGGCATCACGGTTGTCCGGATCCAATGAAGATGAGATTCGGGCAGACGCTGAAACAATGGCAAAGCTTATCGGTCAGCAGAAGCCGGTTGCACCGATTGGTTCAAGTGAACCTGTTGTGACAAATCCAAAAGATGCAGCATGGACCAAGCTTGCATCTGAATTATCTTTCAATGAATAGGAGGTATCTTTAATGGGTACAAGAACACAGGCGGGAGCAAGCTTCCCTACAGAATTAGTTAATGAAATGTTTAACAAAGTAAACGGCCATTCCGCACTGGCTAAGCTCTCTGCACAGAAACCGATCGCATTCAATGGCGAAACCGTTTTTGTTTTCTCCGCAGGTGGCGAAGCAGCCATCGTTGGTGAGGGTGACAGCAAGCCGGCAGGTGACGCAGTAGTTACACCGAAAACGATTCGCCCGATCAAATTCGTATATCAGCATCGTGTATCTAACGAATTTATTTATAATGCAGAATCCAAACTGAACTATCTTCAGACTTTTGCAGATGGCTTTGCTAAGAAGATCGCTCGTGGTCTTGATATAGCAGCAATGCATGGTGTCAATCCGGCTGATCTGGCTGACGCTTCCTTCAAGGCTACAAACAGCTTTGACGGTCTGGTAACAGGCAATACAGTTACTTATGCGGCAGCAACAGTTGATGACAATATTGACGCAGCAGTTCAGATGGTTATTGCTGACGGTGGTGTTGTTAATGGTATTGCAATGTCTCCGGCAGCAGGATCTGCGCTGGCAGCAATTAAAGTTGCCGGTGTGGCTCAGTATCCGGAATATCGTTTCGGAAGCAATCCGGACGCATTCTATGGAATGAAGTCTGATGTGAACAGCACCGTATCTGTAACAGGTTCTGCTACCGGTTCTCAGACTGATCATGTTATCGTTGGTGACTTCCAGAACGCATTCCGTTGGGGCTATGCAAAGAACATTCCGCTTGAGGTTATCGAGTATGGTGATCCGGACGGACTTGGCGATCTGAAGAGAACCAATGAGGTAGTTCTTAGAGCAGAAGCGTTCATCGGCTGGGGCATCCTTGATGCTGATTCGTTCGCTCGTGTTAAAGCGTAATGAAGTACCGTAACGTAAAGACGGGGGCCGTGATTGATGTGAAGGCAGAATTAGGTGGGAACTGGATGCCGGTTGAGCCAAAAAAGAAAGCTGAAACATCCCCTGCACCGAAAAAGAAAACGGCTAAAAAGTGAGCTCGTTTGCATCATTACAAGATGTGATCATACTCAACGGCAAGTCATATACATCCGAAGAGCAGGAACGTATCACGGCGCTCCTGCCTTTGGTTAGTGATGCGCTGAGATATGAAGCAGTTAAGGTCGGGAAGAACATTGACGACATGATAGATGCAGACGATACGGGCGCTTATACAAGTGTTGTCAAAATGGTAACGGTTGATATTGTCAACCGTGTCTTGCGTCAGTCAATGGACGGTGAACCGATGTCTCAGGAGTCGCAGAGTGCACTTGGTTATTCATGGAGTGGTACATATGCCATTCCTGGTGGTGGTATTGCGAATGCCATCATGCGGAATGACCTGAAGCGCCTTGGCTTACGGAGACAGCAGTACGGAGTGATTGAATTATGGGAAAAATCAGAGGAATAACAATTCAGCTGATGGAAAAGCAAAAGACAGGTGTTGATGGATTTGGGAAGCCAATCTATTCAATGGTGGCAGTCGATGTAGACAATGTTCTCGTTGGCGAACCATCTTCGGAAGATATCACAGACACGTTGAATCTTACTGGCAAACACCTGGCATATACGCTTGCGATCCCTAAAGGCGATACGCACACATGGACGGACCGAGAGGTTCGTTTTTTTAATGAGAAATTCCGTACAATCGGAAGCCCGACCCAAGGAATAGAAGCAAATATCCCGTTGTCTTGGAATAAAAAAGTAAAGGTGGAGCGCTATGAGTAGCAAAAGCGTCAAGTTCAAATTGAACAGTGCTGGTGTTAAGGAATTGCTGAAAAGCAGTGCAATGCAGAGCATTTTGTCACAGAACGCTGCTAAAAAAGCGAACGCAGCCGGAGAAGGCTATGCGTCATCTGTTCACACGGGACAGAAACGTGCATATGCAAACGTATATCCGGCAACAAAAGAAGCTGCCTTTGACAATCTGGAAAACAACACGTTAGAGAAGGTGATCCGCTCATGATTGATGTAACAGTTTTGAATTATTTGAATGAAAACCTTGACGCTCCAGTATTGATGGAGTTGCCGGAAGTCCCTTCCGAAGATTATCCGACTTTTCCGGAGAAGCTGGTCGTGATCGAGCGGATTGCTACATCTAGGACAAACCACGTAAATGTGGTGTCTCTTGCTTTCCAATCATATGCAGACAGCCTTTATGAAGCAGCACTGTTGGACGAACAGGTAAGAAATCTGATGGATGACATTGTTGCGCTTGATGAGATTGGCGGGATAAGACTTGCATCAAATTATAACTTTACTGACACACGCACCAAACGGTACCGGTATCAGTGCGTGTATGACATTTACTTTGTTTAGGAGGAAACAAAATGGCAAATACAGCTAATGTTTCCGTAGGAAAACCAAAAGTCGGTGGTGCAATCTATAACGCACCGGCTGGCACAGCTCTTCCAACGGACGCTACAACAGCCTTAGCAGGAGACTACAAATGCCTTGGTTATGTTTCGGAAGACGGCCTGACCAATGAGAACAGCCCTGAATCCGACACCATCAAAGCGTGGGGCGGCGATACTGTCCTGACACTTGTAACAGAAAAAGAAGACACATTCAGCTTCACACTTCTGGAAGTGCTTGATGTCAATGTTCTTAAAGCTGTTTATGGTGATGACAACGTATCCGGAACACTTGCAGATGGAATTACTGTTCGTGCAAACGCTACAGAAGTACCGGCAAGTGTTTGGATCTTCGACATGATCATGACTGGTGGCGTATTAAAGAGAGTTGTTGTCCCGAACGGCAAGATTTCTGAGCTTGGCGAAATCGTCTACAAAGATGATGAAGCGGTCGGCTATGAATGCACACTGACTGCAATGCCGGGCGATGATTCCTTCGGAAACGATACTCACAAGGAATACATTAAATCAGCTTAATAAGCAGATAAACAAAGGAGAAGACAATGGCAAAGAAACTGGTTAAAGGAAAAACATCATCTGGATTCAAGTATGAAGTAAATCCCGCAATGATTCACAATGCGGAGTTTCTGGAACTGTTCGCAGATGTCCAGAATGGCAACAGTATGCAGTCTTTTGCATTGATGGAGATGGCACTTGGCAAGGAACAGAAAAAGGCATTATATGAGCATCTCAGGAATGAGGATGGAATGGTGCCTGTCGAGGATCTGACTCAGGAAATTGCGGAGATCTTTGAAAAACTTGGAGAGGATGACGAAACAAAAAACTGATAACCCTTGCCGAGATGCTTGCCATTGACGAAAACTTGTTTATTTGTGACATGGCTGAAACATATCACATTCTGGATTATAAGGCACTGCCGGTGGAGACACTGGCGGTGCTGGCATCCGGTTTAAGGGATAGTTCAAGAATCAAAATGAAGATGGCGGGCCTTACCTATATCCCGCCTGAAATGATTTTCCCACAGATCGCAGACTATCTGATGATTATTGCAAGGAATCTGAGCGGATCCAAGAAGAGAGACATGAAACTGCTCACAGATCTCATGCAAAAAGGTGTCGAAAAGAATCAGCAGGCAGTTGGCTTTGCGTCTGGTGATGATTTCCGTGCAGAGTGGGAAAGAAGAACCAAAGGAGATAATTATGGCTGATCTTGGAAAAGCTTATGTGCAGATAGTTCCATCGGCTAAAGGCATCTCAGGCAAGATAGAGCAAGAGTTAGGCGGGGCCAGCACAGGCGAAAAAGCCGGCAATGCGATTGGTGGCGGTCTAGTCCGTAAGCTGGCTGGTGTTGTTGCGGCAGCCGGAATTGGAGCCACAATTGTCAAAGGTATTTCCGCAGCAGTAAAAGAGGGCGCAGCGCTTGAGCAGTCTCTTGGCGGTGTTGAAACGCTGTTCAAGGAAAATGCCGATATTGTTATTAAAAATGCATCTCAGGCATACAGAACAGCAGGCATGTCAGCAAATGAGTATATGGAAAATGTTACAAGCTTTTCCGCATCTCTCTTGCAGTCGTTAGGCGGAGACACCGAAGCTGCTGCCAAGTCTGCTGATATGGCTCTTACTGATATGTCAGACAATGCCAACAAGTTCGGTACTGATATGGACCGGATCACGGATGCTTATCAGGGCTTTGCGAAACAGAACTATACCATGCTTGATAACTTAAAGCTTGGTTATGGTGGCACAAAGACAGAAATGGAACGCTTGCTTGCTGATGCAGAAAAGTTCAGCGGTGTTCATTACGACATCAACAACTTGAATGATGTTTATAGCGCTATTCATGTCATTCAGGAAGAAATGGGTGTCACAGGCACAACAGCAGAAGAAGCGTCCAAAACTCTTTCTGGATCATTTGCATCCATGAAGGCAGCAGGTAAGGACTTCCTTGGAAACCTTGCATTGGGCCGAGATATTGGTCCGTCATTAAACGCGCTTGTCACATCTACAAGCACGTTCTTGTTTGACAACCTGTTCCCTGCAATTGGGAACATCATAAAACAGCTTCCGTCAGCAATAAAAACATTTATCACGGAAGCCGGTCCGGATATAGCAAGCTCTGCATTGGAGTTTTTGAAGTCAATCGGGGAAGGTATCGTTACAAATGCACCAATTCTGTTTGAGAAGCTCAGTGAAGGACTTTCTAATGCCATTGAGAAGATTTCTTCATGGGATGCAACTGCGACTGGCGAAGCAGGGCAGGGAATCATGAGCAAAATTGGTCAGGCACTTCAGGAGCATTTCCCAGAAGTAATGAAAGCCATCGGAATCATTCTGGGTAAGCTTGCCCTTTTGCTTTTAAAAATGGCACCAAAGGTTCTTTTGGTTATTGGTATGTTGCTTGGGAAGCTTGGATTGTTCTTGTTGCAGAAACTTGGACAGCTTGCATTGCTGATACCACAAGCGATTTTGAATCTATTGTCACTTCTGTGGGGCGTTATTACTGATGCAGCGGTCGCAGCCTGGGAAGGTATTAAGTCGGCTATCATGGTGCCAATTAATGCTGTAAAAAACGTTATTATGGCGATTTGGAATGGCATTAAGGCATTCCTGCAACTTGAATGGACTGGCATTAAGGTAATTGCTCAAACGCTGTGGAATGTCATCAAAACGGTTATAACTGCTCCTGTTCAACTTGTTTGGAACATCATCAAAACAGTCTGGAACGCAATCAAAACTTTCCTGTCTAATGCCTGGAACGGAATCAAAAACACAGCTTCAACAGTATGGAACACGATCAAGGACAAGATTATCACTCCGATCCAGAATGCTTGGGACAGACTGAAAGGGATTGTTGATGGTATAAAGCAAAAGCTTTCAGACACATGGAACTCTATCAAAGGCACAGCGCAATCCATGTGGGATGGCATCAAGAGTGCAATTACTCAACCGATTGAGACTGCGAAAGAAACTATTAGAGGAATCGTTGAGAAAATCAAAGGATTCTTCCCGATCAGCATTGGGAAATGGTTAAAAGACCTTCCAGGAATCCGCTTGAAAACCACAGAGAAAACGGTCCTGGGCAAAACCATTACAATCCCAACTGGTTTTGAATGGAATGCCAAGGCTATGCAACAGCCGTATATGTTCAGCAATGCAACCTTGTTTGGAGCGGGCGAAGCTGGAGATGAAATCCTGTACGGTCGAAGTGCTTTAATGAGAGACATCTCAAAAGCAGTGTCTGGCACCAGTGTTGCGAATGAATCCACGTACAACTTCAACATCTACGCAACGCCTGGCATGGATCCGAGAGATGTTGCCAACGAAGTGCGCAGGATCCTGATCAAGGAAGAGAAGAACAGGAGGGACGCATGGGCTTAAAACTAAAAGATTATTTTGTGTTTGACGGAGAGAGTTCTGCTGACTTCGGATTCTTTGCATCTGGGGAGAATGTATATAATTCGCCCGAAAAGGATTATGAGATATTCGAGGTCCCAGGCAGAAACGGCTCTGTCATGATAGACAACAACCGCTTCAAGAATGTAACGGTCAAATATCCGTGTTACTACGAAAAGACAGGCGGGAATCTGACGAAGGACATTTCCGACTTCCGGAACATGCTTCTGTCAAAGAGCGGATACTGTCGGTTATTTGATACGCACAATCCTGATGAATACCGGCTGGCGGTTTGCAAGAATGTTATTGAGATAGACCCGACTGAGTATGATCTGCTGGGGGCGGTCGAGATTGAGTTCGACTGCAAGCCACAGCGCTATCTGGTATCTGGAGAAACGCCAATCCCGATCACGTCCGGGCAGAAGCTGATTAATTCGACATTTTTTGAAGCAAAACCACTCGTGATCGTCACGGCAGATGGTGATGGTGCTGTGTATGTAAACGAACGTCCGATTATCTTTGAGCCGACTAAAATCGGAGACATTGAACTGGATAATACCAAGCCGACAGCACGGGTAACAAAATCATCTGGAAGCTGGAGTTCATCTGCCACAAGCGAGTGGACGGAAGACCATTACCACACAGGTGATGCGGTCAGGGCTTCTGCGGGTATTCAGATTAAGTTCACGGCATCATATCCGGGGCTTACGGATCATCTTCATGATGCTGGAAATAATATAACGATTGATAACGCCTCGATAGATAGAACCAATCAGGCAATTACATTTGTCATTACAGTGCAAAAGAACGCACTGAAATTCACTGCCGGCACGAGCAAATCGGTGTCATTCCTGTTTTCGACTATCATCGAGTACGAAACGGATCCGGGCAGCGGTGTACTGCAGGACAGCCTGACATTTAGTGGAACCGTTGTTTATGACGGCAACAAAACAATAACGATAAACGCAAACGGAACTGTTCCAAGCGATGCGAGAAGTATTGCATACGCCTTGGAGTCGGTTCCGTCTTTTGTTGTAGATTCGTCTGTATCTGCATTTGAAAATGAGGTTTATTTCGATTGCGAAACATACGACGCATACACGTATGACAATCAGGGCACAAGAATATCCGTGAACAAACAGATTAGTGCTGGGGCAGGCTTCCCAGTGCTGAAGCATGGGGAGAATGGCATATCGTTCTTCGGTGGAATCCAAACGTGCAGTGTTGTCCCAAGGTGGTGGAAGATATGATACCTATTCTTTTTGATTCAACAGAAACTGGTTTTACTTCAAATGGTATCTGTAGACTGCCTGACTGCCTGTCATGCGTGGTTACGGAAGAAAGAAATGGCATTTATGAGTGCGATTTTGAATATCCAGTAAATGGCGCATATTACGACCAGATTGAGTGCGGTCGGATTATTGGAGTTATTCATGAGGATTCCAATGATATTCAGCCATTTGACATTGTGAGCTACTCCAGACCAATCAATGGCATCGTGAGCTTCCATGCGGTGCATATCAGCTATCGGCAGGCAGGCATGGTTGCGGTCGGCACAAACATCAGCAGTCTGGCAAATGCGTTTGCAATGTTGAATTTGGCAAAGCCATCCAATCCATTCACATACGAAACAGATATCACAAGTTCCGCTTATATGGCTGCAGCAGACGGCATACCGAGAAGCGTCCGGCAGATGCTTGGCGGTGTGGAAGGGTCGATTCTGGACAGCTATGGCGGAGAGTATGAATGGGATAAATGGACCGTGAATCTCTGGGAGCAGCGTGGTGTGGTTCGGGACATTACCATCAGATATGGAATTAACCTGACCGATTACAACGAGGATGTGGACTACTTCGGAACATACACGCAAGCAGTTCCGTTCTGGAAAGGAAACGATAGCGACAGCGGTGAAGTCATCGTGGACAGCTTCAACAGTCCTGTTGATTCTAGGCTGACATCGTATGCCGGCAGAGATATCTGTGTGCCACTCGACCTGAGTGATAAGTTTTCCGAAAAGCCAACGGTTGCACAGTTAAGGGCGTTTGCGTTGTCGGACATGCAGTCGAAGGATGTAAACATTCCGAAGCAATCAATCACGGTGGACTTCGTCAACCTGAAAGGAAACGAGCTTTCCGATGTTGAACAACTTATGGAATGCAAGCTTTGCGATCAGATCAGAGTGGTCTTCCCACGCTACAACATGACAGGATACTTCAAAATCGTCAAAACCACGTTTGATGTCCTGAAGGAGCGGTTTACAGATTTCGAGCTTGGAAGCCTGTCAACGTCACTGTCAGAAGCAATTGGAATTACGAGTGGTCGGGATTCAACCAATCCGCTTGCGGTAGATTCCACGTCCAGCTCCGGCACGTATGGTGTCCTGAACGCAAGGCGTATAGCCGGCATGGTCTTTGTATGGTTTAACGGAACATCAGCATCTTATACAGCTGGGCAGTGGACAACGGTCGGCACACTTCCGGAAGGATACAGACCGGTCGACAGAATCAACGGCATGGGAGTCAACAATGCTTCAAGCACTGCTGGCAATGCTCCTTTGATGTATCGAATAGAGACAAGCGGGGCAGTCATGGTCTGGGTTTACTCTGGCACAACAGCACAGGCAATGTTTAACTGTAGTTTTATTAAGTAGGAGGCAAATATGAGCCAAAACATGACATTATCAATGACACCGTACACGCAAGCGGGAAATTTTGTCTGCTCTCAGTACGATGTAGGGCGAGAGTGCCAAATCACACTGCAAGATGAAAACGGTAGCTACACAATCCCGACAGGGGCAACAGTAACCATTCAGGCTACTAAACCGTCTGGATTTGGGTTTTCTGTAGAGTGTACATGGTCCGGAAGCACGGTAACATTTGCGACCACAGAAACCATGACCAGTGAGTTTGGACGCTTCCCTGCAGAGCTCCGGATCACACAGGGTGACACGATTCTGGGTACGACCAATTTTTATTTCAAAGTCGAACGCTCTCCGCATCCGGAAGGAACTGTTGATGGTGATTCCGAAACAGCACAGGCATTAACGCTGAGAGTCGATGCGTTAGAGGAGCAGATGGCAACAGTACAGTCTGACATAACTGACGTAAAGAGTGATATAGGTGACTTAGACGAACTGGAAACTGAGGACAAATCGAGCCTTGTGGATGCGATTAATGAAGCACGTGGTTCGGGCGGTGGCGGTCTGACTGCTGACATCAAGACCGCACTTCTTCAGATTGCTCAAAAGGTCGCTTATATCGATGAGGACGGTCAGGACTACTACGATGATCTGTATGATGCGTTATATGCTATCACGGCAATCACATTAAACACAAATTCGATTTCTATGCAGTCCATCGGTGCAACTTCTCAGCTTACGGCAACGACAACGCCAGCAGGTGGAAATGTAACATGGTCATCCTCAAATACTTCTGTTGCTACGGTATCCACAACAGGTCTGGTCACATCGGTGGCATACGGTTCTGCAACGATTACAGCCACAGCAGGAAGCGTATCCGCAACGTGTAGTGTGGTTGTGGCACAGGCTACCTGTACAGGTATCACAGCAACATATACGCAGAGTGGAACGGTATATGACACGGCAACACTTGACAGCTTAAAGAGCGATTTGGTTGTTACAGCATCATGGTCTGATTCTACTACAACAACGTTGTCGGCAAATGATTACACGCTGTCTGGAACGTTAGAGGTTGGTACAAGTAACATCACAGTTTCCTACGGTGGACAGACCGACACGTTTGATGTAACGGTTTCTCACGACATGACATACACGGAAACCATACTTGCTACGTTAGTGCCTGACACGGATTTCTCTTATGTTAGCGGGACGATTGACAAAACAACAGGAGCTGTGACGGAGGATTCATCTTCCAGTTATAGAGTAACCGAGTTTATCGCCATACCAGAGGGAACAACTTCCATGAGTTATGACATAAGCACATGGGACAACAACACGGCGATTATTTATTATGACACCGAACAGGCATTTGTAGGTAATGGGTATGGTAACGCTTCTTACAGTGGTAACGGAACTTACGGAGACGCATATACAGATACAAACGGCGATATGTGGCACGCAGTGCCTGCAACAGCCAAATATTTGAAAATTCAATGGAGACCAGACAGAAATACGTTTTCCGAGCTTATGTTCAAACACAACATTAAACTTGACGAGACAGTTACACCGATTGTCGGTACTGTATATTACTACACATATACAGGGTCTAATACGTCAGCAAATTCAGATGATTATTTGCCATGTGCAGGAATGGCTTATGCTCATGCTCGTTGTGTATATAGGCGTGGATATACATTATACGATAACGATAAAATTTCCGTACAAACACAAGCAGTTACAAACAACATCGGAAACAACGTATCAATACCTTCAACTGCGTCATTCATTAAATTTGGAAATACAACAAACGCATCAACTGGCAACTCAGGTGTCGTATCGAGAAATGGAATCGGTTTAATCATGTTCTCAGACGACTCATTAACATCGTGGTAAGAGGTGGTATACATGGCTATTTATGATATTTCTGGCAGTGAAATCACAACAGCTTATGATGTATCTGCTTCGGAGTTATTGTCTGTTTATGGCGTTGACGGAACAGAATATCCGATGTCAGACCCGAATCCAATACTGTTTTCTGACATCCCAGAGTATCTTCAGCAGGACACAGCAAATGCCCTAACCTATGTAAACGGCTTAAGTAATGATTATGTGAATTACATCGTCATCACAGATACACATTGGGATTTGAACAGGGCAAGAGTTGCACAGCATGTATTTAATTATCTGTATCAAGAGGGACGGTTCGATAAGCTGATACATCTTGGAGATATTGTTGATTCTGGCGGTTTCAATGATACAGGATGGCAGTATCTTGTATCGGATGATTTCTGGCATTTCAAAGGACATTGGTTATTTGCGCAAGGTAATCACGATTCAGCATGGAGTACCACGCTTGCAGATTTGGCAAGCCATTTCGAGACAACGAAAAACATACGCTACACCATAAACGCTCAGCATAACCTTTATTACTATGACAACGATGCGTACAAAATTAGGATTATCGGGTCGCATCATTACGGGTACAAAGGCGATACAGCAACGTTAAACTCTTATGTCGCTTCTGCAATTAATAAGGGATACAAATGGATGTTTATCGGTCATTACAAGGTCAACGAGGATACCGATTGGGTAAAGGATGCTGTAGAAACATATGGTGGGTTTATCTGCTCGTTGAGCGGACATAATCATATTGACAATTTCCGCACCATATCGACAGACACGAAGACATTGTTAGATATTAACCTTGAAGCGGATGTGCAGGCAGGCGTTGCAAATGCTGGAACGTGTATCACATTAGTATCAATCAATCCAAAAACGGAAAACATCAAACTTTACCGAATCGGCTTGTCCAGAGTATATGACGGTAAACAATGGGAGTTTACTGGGTTTGGAAGTTAATTAAAGGGAACCTTAAATCAGTAACTATCAACGGGGCTGTCACACGGCAGTCCCTTTTTTATGGAGAAAACTATGCAGACAGAAATCATTGCGGCGATCATAGGCATCATAGCGGCGGTATTCGGCGGTCAAGGGTTCTGGACATGGCTGATAAGCAAGAAGTCTGGAAAGACGAATGAGGCAAGGCTATTGATGGGCATTGCATATTCCAAAATCATACAGCAATGCAATTTTTACATCCGGCGTGGATGGATTGATGCTGATGAATACCATGAGCTTTACCACTATCTGTACCAACCATACAAGGATATGGGTGGTAACGGGACGGCAGAACGACTCATGGGTATCGTCAAAGGATTGCCAGCGGAAGGAGGGAGTAACAATGAATAAACCATCAGCAATTCTTATGAGAGCATTTAAGACACTCATTCAGGCTGCCATTGGCTCAGCAGCGACAGCAGCACTCGCAGCCATTGGCACTGCTCAGTCAATGGGTGAGGTCAATTGGGGCATGGTAGCATCGACTGCTTGCCTTGCTGCAATCGTGTCCATGCTCATGAATCTCAAAGCAGAGCTTCCGGAAGTCGGAGCAACAGTTTTCCGTGATGAGGGTGATCGCTCTGATGATGCACCAGTCCTTGAGGATCCGGAGGAACAGGAGGTGGAATAATGGGTTATACGCTTATTCAAGCCAAGTCAGTCAGTTATGGTGGCACACGGTCATTAAGTGCTGTGAAGTACATCGTCATCCATTACACTGGCAATAATGGCGATACTGCCAAAGCAAACTGCAACTTCTTCCGCAACAGTAACACACGGTCTGCCGGAGCACACTTCTTTGCTGACCGCTCCGGAGTAGTTCTCCAGTCCATCCATCTCAATCGCATTGCATGGAGCGTGGGTGGATTTTTTACGCAGAAAAATGGAGCAGGAAGCTACTACAAGAAATGCACCAACACTAACTCCGTATCAATCGAACTGTGCGATGTGGCTTCCAAGTATCCGTCTGACGCTCAGATCAAGGCAGTGCGTGAGCTGGTCGTACATATCAAGTCACAGTGCCCGAACGCAAAGACCATCATTCGCCACTGGGATGTCAATGGAAAATCATGCCCTGCACGGATGACAGGCACAAACAATTCCGAATGGAACAGCTTCAAATCTGCCATCACTGGCGGTTCTTCTTCCGGATCCAGCGCACCGGCATCCAAACCGGCAAGCACTCCGACCACTTCCAAACCATCTTCCAACAAGATTGCTGTGGACGGAGAGTGGGGCAAGGGGACTACCCGTGCAGCGCAGAAGGTCTTTGGCACTCCGGTTGATGGCATCGTTTCCAGACAGATTGCAAAATATCGTTCCTATATGCCGAATTGCCTTGCTTCATCTTGGGACTTCCGCACATCTGGTTATTCTTCCGGCTCCGCTCTAATCAAAGCAATCCAGAGATGGGTCGGGGCATCAGCTGACGGCCTGTGCGGACCTGGCACGATCAAAGCACTCCAGAAGAAGCTGGGAGTCAAAGCTGATGGTTACATGGGCCCGAACACTGTCAAAGCATTCCAGACTTATCTGAACAAATATCTTTAAGCTTCGTAAGCACTTCATAGTGCTTGACTAAATGTCTTCTCCTTTGCCTATGCCTCCGGACTTCGGTTCGGGGGCTATTTTTTGTCACGAAATTTGACACGAAAACGGAGAATGCGGCAACCATGCGGTTTGTAGCTGATTTGACGATGGTTCGAGTCCCGTCTCGCGCTTTTTTCTATGGAACCGCATAAATAAAGGAAAACCGCTCAAAACCTTGTGAATACTAGGGTTCTGGGCGGTCTTT